CTCGATCTCTTGGAGCGTTGCCTTGCCTGCGATGACGACTCTCCACACGTACCAGGGGATCCAATCCGGCCCCCGGACTTGCGGTGTTTCGTCGGGGGCGTTCGGCCGATTCCGCGTTACGCGGTCGGCCTCTTGGCGAAAAAATCGGCGAGCTGAAACTTCACGTTCGCGCCGAGCCACTTCCACATGAGCAGCACGTCGCCGGCCATGTGCGCGTCGAAGACCGCATCGCTCATTACGAGCCACGCATCTCCGCCGACCGGCTTGATCTTCGACACGCCGCCGAGGAGTCGCACGACGGCGAGGATGTCGTCGGCCGGGATCGAGCCGACGACCGCGAACAACTTCTCCCCGCTCCCGGTCGAGAGCGACGCGATGGCCTCGGGGTTCGTTCCGAGCGCCTTCGCGATGTACGACTGAAGCCGGATCGCGTTGAACGGATCGAGGTGCGTGAACTGGAACGCGCGCCCGTCGATCGTCTCTTCTACGGTCTGCCTACCCATGCGGCCCTCCCAGGCTCAGGTCACGAAACCGCCGAGTTGCCGCCCACGGTGAACGTCGAGGCGTTGCACGTGAGGGTCCACTCGCGGCCTTCGATGGTGTCGCTGAAGACTACGGTGGGGCGCTTCTGCACCCATGCCTTGCCGGCGACGCGCGTGGTCCCGCTCATGTCGGCGAGGGAGCAGGCGGCGGCCACGCTTGATGCGGTGCTCGTGCGCGACGCGACCACGATCGCGTTCAGGTCGTCGTTGCTCGACGAGGTCTGCATGAGCTTGCACTTGATCGTGACGAGGTCGTTGTAGACCGTCGCGATCCCGACGTCGCCCTGGGTGCCGACGACGTTGTTGAACAGCTCCGCCGCCGGCTCGACCTCGATCATCGACCCCGACATGAAGCCGGAGATGACCTTGCCGCCGACGCTGAACTGGACCTGGTTCGGGTCGTAGAAGTTGGTCGCGCCCATGGTTCAGTACCCCAGCGAGAGCGTGATGCCCGCGTAGTTGATGGCCCCTGCGTACGTGGCGGTCGCCTCGAAGTCATTGGCGATGCGCGCCCGCTTGTCGGCGTCCGACACGTCCGCGATGTCCGGCACGAACACCTGCGTCGAACCGGCGGCGAGGAAGCCCACCGACTCGGCCAGGCGCATCCGCGCTTCGATGGCCGCGCCGATGGCGTTGAGCCCGGCTTGCGTGTACGGGATGCGGCCCGCGTTGATGATGAGCGAGACGATATCCTCCTGCGTTCGCACGCGGAGCCAGTCGTTGCCGTGGATGATGTCGATCCACTCGCCGCTCGCGACCTTCGCGCCGCCCGGGTAGTCGGCGTCGGTCCCGTGCATGATATTGCGGTTCGTGATCGTCACGTAGAACGAGAGCCGCTGCGTATCGAGGTACGCCTTCTGCGTGTCGTTCAGCGTGTCGGCGGTGATGCCCGCGAGTGTCGCGTACGACCAGTTGACCGCACCGTCGGCGAGGTCACGAAGGCGCGCGGCCATCCACGCAACGGCCTGGTACTGCTTCGGGAGCGAATGGTACGAGCCGAAGGTCTTCGTGTACGCGGCGGTCTTCAGCGTGGAGGCAAGCGCCGACGCCGAGAGCTCGATCGAGTCCGCCGTCGCGTAGCAGAAGAACTTGTCGTTCGTCTCGACCCAGGCCGCGACCGCTTCGACGCACGCGGCCGAGTTGCAGTCGAGCGCGACGCCGTACCAGTCGTCGTCGATCGCGCGGGCCAGCGTGAGCTTCGCCGCGATGCCTGGGTCGGCCGTGTTGTCGAGGAACGTGCCGAGGTTCGCGACGAGGTCGATGAAGAACACCTCGCCGTCCGTGTTGTTCGCGAGCGTGAGGATCGCGCCGGAGTTGCTCGCCGGAGAGCCCGCCTCGCCCGCATTGATGGCGGTGACGAGTGCGGCGGCGATGTCCGTAGTCGTATCCGCGCCCGCCTGCGTGTACGAGTAGGACGCCGTGGTCCCGTCGGGGCGGTAGAGCTTGATCGTGGTCACGATCCCGCTCGTCGCAGCAGCGACGGTGCACTTGAGCGACTGCGCGATCGCGAGGCCCGTCTTGATCACCTTCACCCGCTTCGGGCGCGGCGACTGCGAGAACGCGGCCACAGCCATGCGATGCACGGGGGAGTCTTCGCCCTCGGCCGTCGCGACCGCGCTCGAGGAGCGGTACGTGTCGACGGTCGGCGCGGATAGAACGCCGTCGCTCACGACGAGGGCGATGGTCCCGAACCCCTGACGGGAGAGGCCCGCTCCGGTGGTGGAGACGGTTACGGACGCGATGGAATCGAGATCGCTCATTCGGTCACCTGGGCCGAGAATGGCGTTGCGATCTCCGAACCGTCCGGGGTCGTGACGGTGAACGTCCCGTTCGCCGTCTCGATCCAGTAATCGTCCGAATCGGAGTCGACGTCCGCAACAAGGAACGTCACGGTCACGATGGACAAGCCGTATTCGCGGCCCTCGACCTTGAAGTCTGAGCGCACGATCTGGCCGATGGTCGACACCGCGACGCCGGCCATTCGTAGCGCATCGAGAATGCTCGGGCGCCAGATCCGCGTCATGAGGAGCGAGAGGATGTCGGCCGAGTCGAGCGGGGTTGTGTCAGACGGCGAGCCCTTGTCGGACGTGCAGCGGACCTCTACCGAGAACGAGCGTTGCCCGACCTGGACGCCAATGCGCTCGTCGCCCTCGTCCACGTACCGACGCTCGTCCGTGCCGAGGCGTGCGACGGGGGTGCGCTTCAAGTCGATCGCCTGCTTGGCGCGAACTGCCGACGGCTCCCATTTCCATCGCGCGTTCGTGACGCCCGATGCCGTGGTGACCGCCGCCTTCACCGCCGCGTCGACTGTGGCCCACGCGATCATCACTTCACCTGGTGGGAGATGGACGAACGGAGTTGCCCGGTGTCGATCAGGGGCTTGTCGGAGCCCTTCTTCTCGACCGTCGCGTCCGCGTTGCCGGGCGGGACGCCGTCCGCGATTCGTTGCTGGACCATGCCGACAACGGCGAGCCCGGTTCGGTCGAAGGCGTTGTGCGTGGACTGCTTGCCCGCGTACGCCTTGCCGAGTTCCGCGCCGAGCCGCTTCGTGATCTCGGGATTCTTGATGTCGATCGTCGCGCGGAGGAACGACCGCTCGGGCACGTGCTCCTCGCCGTCGATCTCGACGCCGAACTCGTTCCACGTCGCGACGTCCACGTTCGTCACAGCGTCGTGCGATGCCGCTGCGTTCGGGCCGAGCACGCCGACGAAGACCTCGGTCCGCGCCGACTCCTCGAGACGCTTGATGAACGCCTTGAACTTCGGGTCGGCCTCGACCTTCGTCGTGGTCACACGTCCTCGACGGTGCCGGTCACGCGGAAGCCAGAGACGACCGCACGCTCCATTGCCTGGCGCTGGGCGAGGTACATCGTCTCGCCACTCGTGTCGGCGAGCTTGAGCTCCCGCGCGAACGGGGACAGGGCGAGCATGTGCGCCGCGAGGTACTTGGCCCCCTCGTCGCGCATGTCGCCCCAGACCGCAGCGTTCGTTCGGAGGTACGCCGCGTCGATCTTCGCCTGTACGAGGTCGTCGCGCGATCCGTCTTCGGGATCGAACTCCGGGAACTCGGCGAGGAAAGACGCGAGCGTGATCGTCACCGGCGCTTGCCCTTGGGGACGAGCGCCGGGGCGGGCGCTTCGACCACCTCGGCCACCGGCTCGACGGCTTCGACCGGGGCGACCTCGATGGGCACGGCTTGCGCGCCCACTTCGGTCACCTCGATCCCGCCTTCCGCGCCGACGAGCGGCCGAAGCCCAGGCGCGCACGCGAGCGTGTGTTCCCAGGCTTCGGCCGGCATTTCGACGGGAACATCCGACACGGCGAGCGCCGGGGAGGAGACGTGCTCGCTCGTGTGGATGGTCAGGCCGGTTCGATTCGTGAGCCGAACTCGCATCGGCTCACACGTCGTCCATGTAGGCGATGCCCTTGGGCTGCGTCGCGATGACGCCCGCGCATCGGCCGTACATCGGGATGTCGACGCCGAGCCCCTTGATCTGGGGCGCGAGCATCGTCATCTCGTTGACGATCGGCTGGCAGACGTCCTCTTGGTTCGCGAACATCACGACACGCGGGCCGTCCGAGCCAGCGTCCGCGAGGTCCAGGCGCGCCCAGGGGATGACGCGCTTGATGTACGGCGACGACTTCAGGAAGAAGTCGAGGAGCGTCACGTTCGAGCTGTTCGCGGCACTCCACGGCGAGGTCGCGAGCAGCGCGTAGTGGTCGACGTCGAGAGCGAGCGTGTCCGGCTCGACGTTGCCCTTGGTCGTCGAGATGATGGCCTTCGCCATCTTCGCGAGGTCCGCGATCACCTTGTACTCGGTGCCGGCGGAGATCTTCGCGCTCCACAGGCCCGCGTTGTCCGTCGTGACCGACTGGATGCTCGCGTGGTTCGTGAGGCCCTTGACGCCGGTGTCGGTGTCGCCGATCGCGCAGATGGCGTCGAGTTGACGCTCCCACGCCTTGCGCGCCGCTTCCTGCTTCTTCGTGTCGAGCGGGACGTTGGAGAACGCCGCACGCGCGAGGTCGAAGACCGTGTAGGAGATCTGCGCGCCGAACGCGTACATCTTGCTGAGCGTCTCGCCCTGCGTGACGTCGATGTTCGGAAGGTCGTTCGCCCCGTTCGAGATCGGCTTGAACGTGCCGAACTGATCCCACTGCGGAGTCGAGACCTTGTCGGCGCCGAGCGGAACCGACGTGTTGACGTTGCCGGCGAAGATCTCGCGGAACTTCGTGGGCGCGTACTGCACGTCGACCGATCGGGCCTTCATGTAGATCAGCGCACGCGCGAGGAGCGCCGACTCGCCCGCGTCCATCTTCCGACTCGTGCCGTCGGGGCGGTGCATGCCGACGACGGTCGCGAGGTGGTCGATGTCGTAGCCGAGGCGGGCCAGAGCGCCGAGCGCGGTGTCCTGGTCCATCTTGTAGATGGCGGACTTGAACGCCGCGTCCTGGCGCTGAGTCTTCTCTTCATGGGAGAGGGTCGTGGTCATGGTTCCTTGCTCTCCTTCAGAGCTGGATCTGCGCGAGGCCGGCGGCGCTCGACTGGGCGGTGACGAAGTGGGCGCCGCGCACCAGTGCGAAGCCGGCGCCTGCGACGTTCGAGAACTGGCCGACGGTGTCGGCGCCGCTCGTGGTGATGCGGACGAAGACCTTGTCGCCGCGCAGACACGCAGCCTCGGTCTTCGCCCAGACGCGACCGCGCGAGATCACGGGGACCTCGTCGCCGATGGCGTACTCGCCGCCCGCGTAGGTCGCGGTGTCGTAGGGCATGTGCGCGTCCTGGTACTCGGCGATGCCGAGGAAGTCGGAGCGGCTGTACTCGGGCGCCGTGATCGTGGTGCCCACCGTGAACGTGCCGGACGCGCCGCTCTGCGTCGGGATGTAGACCGACTTCACCCGGCCGAACGCCTGCACCGTGGTCACCGTCGCGTTGCCCGCGTCGGGGATCGACAGGTTCTCAGTGATGGGCGCGCCGTCCGCGTCCTCGCCGACGATGATCGCCGTGGTCGCGTCCCAGTTCGCGTGGGACGAGAGCACGAGGCTCACTTGCTGCGCGGGGGAGATTCGTCCGGCGCCGATCGCGCCGTTGAACGATCCCGAGGTGAGCGTCTGCGGGGACGCAGCCGAAGCGCCGCCGGTCGCGAGGATCGAGGTCGCGCTGGTCGTGACCGCCGCGACGTTCTTCACCTGGCGGCCGGTCGTGCCTCGGATGACGCCGAGACCGACGCCGCACGAAGCCTCCGCGATGCCCGAAACGCGGGTGTGGGGCTCGGTGAAGTCCGCGAGCATGCCGGCCGTACCGGCGGCCTGGTCCGTTCCGTAGCTGGTCTGAAAGGTCATCGGAGACCCTCCTTCTCGAGTTGAGCCTTGACGTCGGCGATGGGGTCGCCGGACTGGTTGGAGTCGACGCGGACCTCGACGGCCTTCGCCTCGACGGTCGGGCGGAACTCACCGGAGGCGAGCACCTCGCGCGCGCTGTCGTAGACGGCCTCGACGTACATGGCGTCGCGCCCGTCGAGCTTGCGCTGCGGGAACACCTTCGCGATGACCTCACGCTTCAGCGCGCCGTCGTCGAGCGAGTCGAGCTTCGACTCCGCGATGCCGACCTTGAGCGCGGTGCGCTCGATCGACGCGCGAGCTCGAGCCGCATCGCTGCCGTCCTTGCCGTCGGTGCGCGCCGAGAGCTTCTCGGTGGCCGCGTCGAGCTTCGCCTGGAGGGTCGCGACTTCCTTGCGGAGCGCGTCCATCTTCGGCTCGGCGCACGCGGCGTCGGCGTCAGCCGTGGGAGCGGCGGGGGCCACGTATTTGCCTTCGGCGTCGCACGGGGCGCCGCACATCGCGCACACCTCCGCGTCGGTCTTGGCGGGGTCGACGGGGGGCACTTCGCCCTCGTCCTTGCGCTTGACGGTCATGCTGTTGTCCTTCGCTGCCGGAGCCGTGAGTGGCACCGCGTTGCCGTTGCCGTCGAGGCGCATCACCCGCGCGTTCTTCGCGTCGAGCCGGAGCTGCACCGCCTCCCCTGCGCGACCGAAGCCGCGAGGCAGGAGAGCGACGTGGTTGATCGTGATCCCGCGCTGGACGCAGTCGTACGCCTCGCCGTTCGGCGTGACGCCTGGCGTGAAGTCGAGCGTGCAGTCGTAGCCGCACGAATTCTCGACCCGCTCACCCGCATCGATCAGCGCGATCTCGTTCGCGTCGAGGATGACCATCTGCGCTGCGAGGTAGTCGCCATCGCGCGCCGGCATCGGGAGGCCCGAGACGTGGCCGACCGTGACCTCGCGGTAGTTCGCGGGGTTCACCATGCCCTGGTGGAAGTCGGTTACGACCGCGTCGACGGCCGACTGAATCGAGGCGTCCGAGAACACCTCTTCCTCCGGGCGGTACTCACGCTGGATCGTGCCGTCGTCGCGCGTGTACTCCTGGACGCCGATGCGACTCAGGTACGCAGGGACGCGGATTCCCCCTTGCGGGGTCCGCTCCACCTGGCCGAGCCGTCCAATGTCGAGTCGCGAAACGCGGGTCACACGGCATACAAGGCACGTGTGGTTTCCGATCGTCCGGGGTCGATCAGTCGTCGAGTTGAGGGATTTTCACGCACCGGCACTGGAAGTCTTCGCCTGCGTGCGCTCGCCGCCCCGTCTTCGGGTCCACGATCGGCGGGTCGTTCAACTGGATGATCTCGCCATCAAGCGCCCGGTGCCCCCGCCTCACCCGCGAGTCCTTCGACGTGCTCCACTTGTACGAGGTCACGCCCACCCGAAGCATTCGCTCGGTCGAGAGTTGCGCGTTGGCCTTCAAGACCTGATCCCGCGCGATCAACTCGGCCCGACTCGCCGCCACGCCGAGCCGCTCCTGCAACGCTTCGGCGAGCGCCTCGGCCCGGATGCCCTCGGTCGTCGCCGTGCGAACGAGGTCTTGGACTTGGTCCAGGTACTCCCCGCCGATCGATTTGATGAGGTCGACGTTTGCGCGCCGCCACGCCTCCATGACGTCGCTCGCCCCCGGGAACACGTCGGGCGAGATGCCGAGGACGCGCGACATTTCTGAGAGGTTCTTCCGGTTCACGCCGTCGAGCGCTGTGTTGACGACTCCTGTGATCGCGACCTCGCCCACGATCTCCGCGATGCGATCCTGGAGCGTCTCGAAGGCCGCACCCGTGATGACGTCGCCCGCCGCGTCGGCACGTTGCTCGGCCGCGAGAGCCTCGACGTGCGGCCCCAGGACTTCCTTCGTCGCCTCGCCGATGCGCTTCACGATGCCGCGAAGGGCGCGCACGTAGAGCGCCTCGGCCGTCTTCGGAAGCTGCGGGATCTTGTCCGCCTGACGCTTCGGTCTGGCCTTCGGTCGCGTGCGGTAGGCGGCCTCGAGCGCCGCGCGAACGCCCGCTTGATGGCTCACGACACGCCGTCAGAACTTGGGGCCACGGCCTTCGTCGGATACGCCTTCGCCTCGTCGCCGGGTTGGACCGCTGCCGCTTCCTCACGGAGCGAGAGATCGATCACCGTCTCGGCGGAGTAGTGGCCGCCGCCGAAGCGAGACACGGCGACCTCGGCAGGCGTGAGCACCTGGTTCTGAAGGTAGATACCGTCCGTGGTCGCGATCTTGTTGCGGTACTCCGCTTCCTCGGTCGGCGACATCTGCCAGAGGCTCGGCCACTTCACGACCCACGCATCAGGCTCGGGGTCTCCCACGTCGGCGGCGATCACGCGAACGAGCCGCTCCAACTGCGGCCCGAGGTTCTGCTCACGGATCGACTGGACGGTGTCGTACCACCCGCGCGTATCCGATTCGCCGGTCGCGTTCATCCCGGCCGGCGAGGTGCCGAACAAGATCGTCATCGGAATGTCCGCCGCCGCCGAGAGACGGACCGCGAACTTGTCGAGAAGCGCGTCGAGGCCCGCGACGTTAGCCGAGTGGTAGTCGAAGGACTCCGTGTCCGCGTCGATGATCACCGCGCGCGAGATCGACCGCGCCATGTTGATCAACTCCATGCGCCGCTGAACCTTGTCGCCTTGCTCGGCGATCATGGAGATCAGGCCCTTGAGCTTGAACACGGCTTGGTGCGCTTGCTGGAGGATGAGGCCGACGCTGCGCCAGTTCTGCTGAAAGTCGCGCACCGGCTCGATCACGCGGGTCAGCACGGACGGGCTCCACCCGTTCTGCCGCTGGCGTTCCATCTTCGACGCGGGCAGGCCCTCGAACTTGAGCAGGCGCGAGGTGTGGACGACGCCGCCCAACTCCGAGTCGTAACCCGTGATCGCCTTCGGGAAGATGGCCCACGTCGCCGCGTGTCCGTACTCCGGATCGAGCGCCGAGGAGTACCAGCGCGAGGGCATCAGTTCGTCCCGCTCAAACACCGTCAGGGCCAAGAGGCGCGGCGCGACGTTCGGGTTGCGCGGGATCGACGGGTCACCCGACTCGGGGCCGAACGCCATGAGCACCGCGCCGCCGCCGTACAGGCGACCCCACCGCGCAGCCTCGATCACGCGCTCGTCGGCCTTGAGCTCCCGCGCCCGCTTGGCGATCTTCTCGGCCCGATCCTTGACCTCTTGCGCCTCGGAGTCAGCGCCAGGCAGTTCAGGCGTCCACGACTGGCGCATCGCGGCGTCGAGCGGCTTGTCGACGATCTTCGCGCAGAGATCGTCTTCGTAGTAGAGGTTCTCCAGCGTGAGCGAGTTACGCCACTGGCTACGCGAGGACACGACCTGCGCGCGGGTGAGCGGGTCGATGTTCGTGCCGAGACCCGTCAGCGCGTTCTGCCAGGAGTCG